CCTAAAGCCCAATCAGCTCCAGCATATAAGTAAATGTATGAATCACCAGATCCTAAATTATTAATTCTCAATTGAGAATTGTTTGTTACTGTTGATGTATTATTTTCAATAGTTAATAATCGTGTAGAACTTGTCGTTCCAATTCCTAATCCAGTAGATGTAAGTCTCATTTTTTCTACATTATTAGAAACAAAAGCAACATCATAATTATCAAGAGAACCAAATTGAGCAACACCACTAGAGGAAGTTAAATATTTACCAAGATTGTTTTTTATTCTACCATTTGGCACATCAAATTGTAAATATGTAGTTGCACCATTTAAAAAATTTAAAACACCTGTATTCCAAGCAGTTCCAACTTTTATATACCCATCATTTCCAGTAAAATTAAAAGCACTTGGAGTATTTATAGCTGTTGAAAATGTTGCTGTTGTTCCAGTTAATGAGCCACTTAATGTTGCGTTTGAAGAAGTGTCAAATTGTAAGGCACTAGCACCAGCATTGCTAACATCAAATTGTCCATCATATCTTGATATTAAAGACCAAGACCTACCAGTATTTGCTGTGTTACTACTTATTCGTACTGTAGGGGATGCTTGACCACTTGCAACAATATCACCACCAAAAGTTGCACCAGTAGTAGTTGTGCTTCCTCTTGTTGTTACTGTCTGCAAAGTATCGCCCTCTGACTGGTCTATTTTTTGATAAACCCCACTATCACTAAATATAATCCAATCACCAACCTTCCAATCAGACACCCCATCAATAGTTGTCGTACCCTCTACACTTACAATCCAATAATATCCAGCAGTTCCAACACTAGAAACAATAGTAGGCGTATTAGTTGAAGCATTCCAAGTTCCCTGATATGATAATCCTTTTGGAATAGTAGCCACTTGAGTATCTACATAACCCTTGCTCGCACTATCTGTATTTGCAACCGGAGTTGCTGGGATTGTTATCTGACCACTAAATGTTGCTGTTCCTACATTTGTTAAATCATAAGCAACCTCACTACCAGTTGTGTTTTTTGTAAATAAAGGAATATAAGTAGTTTGAGCTTTATTTAAAACAGTAGTACTACCAGATAACATAACAGATCCTTGTAGCTGGGCTGTATTTGTGCTTACAAAAGAATCCACAGTAACTGGGCCAAATATTTGAGCCGAGCCATTAACGTAAAGTTTCTTTCCGTAATCAGTTGTAGTTCCTAAAAGCAGATTTCCTCCAGATGTCAAACGCATTCTTTCATCTGCATTTGTCCAAAACCTCATAGAATCATCACTATGTTGGTATCTCAATCTACCTCTATCAGCATCACTATCATCACCAAAAACAATTTGACCAGCACTTCCAGATCCAGATATTATTGACATACCAGAGTTGCTGCTATTAGAAATTGTAAAAGGATGTGATGTGCTTAAAGTTGGTATTGTAGATGAGCCACCAGAAACATGCAAAACTGAACTTGGACTGGATGAACTACCTATCATTATACTATTAGTAGATGTGTTTCCATTATCCGTTACTTGCTGAAGTGTTTCTTGATGACCAGATTGACCATCAACGTAATTTTTAACCGATAAGGCAGTAGGAACGTTAGTAATAGCAGCACCAGTCATAGTGTCACTATTAAGCCAATCTGTTATGCTAATTCCGCCCTTACTAATACCATCAGCATCTATTCCAAATCCAGCAACAGTTCCTTTAGTTTTATTTTGATACTGGGCCATAAGATCTGGCTGTGAAATAGTGACAATATCTCCTTTAGTTATTGTTTGATAAATAGTTTTTGATACTACAGATAAAGTTGTAGCTCCGCCAGCTTGATCTGAAGATAATACAAATTCTACATTTCCATATTCGACAGTATTAGTTTCATCTAAAGTAGAAGTAGCTTCAGGCTGGTACTGGCACACTACTAAAATAGTGTCTCCAGTTTTTAGTATAGCATTAGGAATAGCTTGTACAGTTAATGAAGTTACTGTTAAAGTACCTTCAGAACTTAAACCCTGGTTTGCTGTTACGTTTGTTATAGGCCTAGTAGCATTTTGCATAATTTTTGCTATGGCTCTAGAGTTATTTCTTGCAGGATTTGCTAAAGTTTTTCCTACTCCTCCAGCTGATCCACTAGGCACGATACTGCCAGTACTACCAGTATTAGTACCTACTCCTCCAGAATTACTACCATTGCTTCCTGTAGTTGATATTGTAATTCCTTTTGTAAATGTTTCAAATTCATATAAAGAAAAAGCCCAAGTGTCAGATCCTGTATTAAACGCACCAGTGTGCATAATCCAGTTAGCAGAATAAGTAGCAGATCCTGCGTGTGAAGGAGTAAACCATCTAGTAAATGGAGTTCCATACATTGCTCTGCTTCCAGATGAATCTGTATTATAGTAGCCATTAGCATCTAAATTTATTTTTGTACTAAATTTTCTTACATTTTGCGCCTGTCTTTTAAATATTTCTTCGCACAAAGTTTCTGCTAAACTATTATTACCTGTTAAAGAATCAATACCCCAAAACCCCTGAAATCCTGAAGGCTGCCATCCAGTTCCGTTATATACTTGTATTCTCCCAGCTCCTCCATAGGGTAAATCTCCCCATAAAACATTAGTAACTTCTTCAAAATCAGTATCTAATCCAGATTGTACTATTTGTGTACTTGTTTCTTCAGTTCCTATAATACCATTAGCAATAGGAGAAAAGAAACTAGATCCTATTCCTTGTGTTATGCTAGAATCTGTATATGTTATGAAATTACTATCAGGATCAGTAAAATAAGTTACTCCAGGATTAGGAATAGGATCGCATCTTCCGTGGCCATATGCTATATTTTGAGATCCTGAAAACCATTCAGTAGATGTAACATATTTAAACTCCCAATCTCCAGAAGAAAATACTGTTGATGGACATTCTACCCACATATTCATAGAAGTACCCATCCAGGATGGATTTAATAAATCAGTAACAACATTAAAAGATGAAGCGCCTGGAGGAATTATTAAATGCCCTCTAGAGAATACGCTAGTATTTGGAGGAATCCCAGCCATAGTAAACCAGCTTGGAAACGGATTTGTAAAACTCCAGTTAGGATAGCCATACTGATACCATTGATTTGTTCCTACTTTTTTAGCTTGTATATGCCATCTGATTTCATATCTAACATCCCCTCCACTATTATTCTGAAAATCTAAATATATCTCCTGAAAAAATGTTTGATCAGTTGTACCATCAAAATCAAAAACCCCTATAGTTTCTTCATTTAACATACTCCCAGATCCAGTTGTAATAATATATGGCTGGGGTATTTTAGGGAAACCCTGAAAATAATTTATATTAGAAATATTTAAAAAATCTACGGACACACTTTTAAATGCTGGTAAAACTCCATATTGAGATCCAGCTAGTTTTTGATTAGCTTGACCTATTTGTACAGGAGCAAAATATCTTCCCCATTCTAGATCTAAAGATGATCCTGTAGATTGTGCAGCTGGAGATCCAGTAATAGTATATCTATGCCAGTTTATATTTTCTGGATGAGCTAAAGTTCCTGTATTGTTTTCAGTATAAGTATTTATACCAATAAAATAAAAAGTATTTTTGTAAGCTAAGCACCTCATTCCCCAAGTTTTACAAATAAATTGCAGTGCATCATAACAATTTAAAGGCCTATATTTTATGTTTCCTGTATCACCTTCTTTTGTATAAAATTGATCAGCTGTTGCTCTTGTCCAATCTAAAGGATCACCAGTTAAATTTGGCATATTTCCATTAAACCAGTTTACAGATGTTTGAAATTCTGCATTTGTTTCGCATCCTGTAGATGTTGTAGCATACCCTGAATATCTTAATATTCTAGATATCCATTGTCTAAAAGGGTAGAATTTATCATAGCTATTTGTATTGCCAGGCTGCCAAGTATCTGGATAAGAGTATAAATGATCAGCTGCTTGCGATTTTCCGTGAGGAATAAAATCATAATATTTTAAAGAAGCTAATCCATCAATTGCTTTTAACTTCATAGGAAAAGGCACAGATATATCTGGATCTTCTGCAAGATCCATTAATAAATACCCTGCAAATATTGGAGAATCATCTGGAATTTTTACAGATGTTGTTCCTGTATTATATAAATAAACATAAACATCTCTTTCTTGTCTATTATCTCTTAATTGTTTTAAATAATTTACATCTAAAACATTAGTAGCCATAAAATCTATAGTTAATGTACTAGGTTTTAATGGAGAATACATTTTATTATTTTCAGATCCCCAAGTAATTTCACAATTTTTAGATCCTAAAATTCCTGTTTTTGAAGCCCAGGTAGAAGCATTAGCACCTTGATCCCAAATTTCTAAAGTGTATTTAATGTTAGCGCTGCTACTGTATTTAAAAGTATATGTATTAATATATGCCATTTATATAAATCTGTTTCTAGAGTTACCAGCTAATTCATTTGCTAAATATATATCCTGGCCTTTTAAAGTACCATCTATATTTACATTAATATTTTGTATTCCTAAAAGGTTTTTAAGCTTCGATAATGGAGCTATAACTTCAGGGTCATTTTGAGCATTAGGATTATCTCCAACGATTGCATTTACACTTCCAAAAGCAAGCCCTCCCTCTGCGAGAGGAATTGGAGTAGAAGCTATTGTTGCTACTTGTGCCGCTCCTAAGCCACCAATAACTCCAGCTAATATAGGCCCTATTATCGGCCCAGCTTTTAAAGCTTGCACTACAGCTGCAGCTGTTGCCATTATTGCTGAAGCTATTTGCATTTTTTTATCTCTTATAGCTTGTTTTTTTTGCAATGCTTTCTTTTTAGCATCCATATCTTTATCTAAGGTAGCCTGTTTACCATCGAATTTTTCTTTTAAAGCTATAAGCATAGAATCTTTTTTGGTCTGTGAAACGCCTGCATTCATTATAGTAGCTTCTTCTCTTAAAAAATCATTTTCTAAAGATTTATTTTTTTTAGTTTCTTCGTTTTCTAATATAGTTAATGCTTTATTAGATTGAGCTGAAAACAAATTTCCTATACTATTTAATACTGATCCTGCTACCTGCTCTATACCCTGCCATACTCCTGATACTTTATCTGCAAAATTACTATATCCTAACTTAGCCCATTCTAGATATTTTTGTAATATAGATTTTTTCTTTTCTATAGTTTTTTGAAAATCTTTAGTACCATCTTCTCCACTTTTAGAATCTTCTTTTCCACTTTCAGGCACTAACAAGGAAGGGCCACCACCAAAAAATCCTTTTAACTTATCTTTTACTATTTGTAACTTATCTGTAAAAAATTTACCTATTTTATCTACATTATTCTGTATTCCCTCCTCTGTTACAAATGCTATCTTTTCCCTACTTAAAGTGTTATCTATTGCTTCTGTAGTGTTTTTAGCTATTTCTTCCCCTAATATCTTAGCTTCTTTTGTTAATTCTTTAGCAGAGTTTTTAAATCCTTTTGTGGATGCTTCTCCATACATCATTACTCCTGCTTTTACTTCTGATAAACTTCCTTTAAATGCGCCAGATATAATTTTTGCTAATCCTTTAAATCTACCAATAAAACCTTCTATAGTATTGGATAGAGTAATTTTCATAGCTTTAAAAATAAATTTTACAGTAGCCCACATATTTTTAAAAGAAGCTATAATTAAATTAACCCCAGCTCTAAAAAGCATTGATTCATTATATAAATCAATAAAATAATTTATAAATTCTACTAAATATTTTTTAATTGTTCCCCAGTTGCTTACAATAACATAAACTAATGCTCCTATAGCTACAACAACTAATCCTATAGGAGTTAATAAAAAACTAAATAATGCAATTAACGTTCCTCCTAAAGTAGCTAAAGGGCCTGCAAAAGCTATTAAAGATGCAGTTGCAACTATTAAAGTTTTAGTACTATCATCTAATTCTACAAATCCTTTAGCCATTTTACTAGCAAAATCTGCAATTTTAGTCATTAAAGGAATTAAAATTACTCCTAATTCAGAAGCAGCTTCTTTTAATTTTTCAAAAGATTGTTTCATTTTGAAACCTACAGTTTTTGATTGTGTTTCAAAGCCTTCAGTCACATTACCCATTGAATTATTCATCCCATCTAATACATCTGCATATGTATCAGCCTGTAAACCAGCTGTTGCAAATGCAGCTTTAACAGCCCTAACACTACCAAAAATTCTAACTAAGGCTTCATCATTGCCTTCTAATTCTGTGAATAAATGATTTAAAGTACCCATCATAGAATCTTGGAGCATAGAATTTAAATCATTATAAGATAATCCTAAGTCTTTTAATATTGCCTTTTGTTCAGCTCCTGGCGTTGCAAGCTTCATCATCATAGAATTTACAGCTGTTAATGATCCAGCGGCATCCCCAGATACTTTTGACATTGTTGCTGTAGCAGCTGCTAATTCTTCAAATGAAACACCCAATCCAGCCGCAGTTGGAATAACTTGACCAATTTTTCCCATAAACTCTGAAGCTTCGAATTTACCTTGCTTTAATGTTTCGTGCAATAAATCGCCTGCTTCTTCAGATGTTTTTCCAAAAGCTTTCATAATAGAAGTAACAGCACTTGCAATATCTGTAATTTCTCCCATATTCATAGCTGCTCCTTTTGCAGAAACTTCTAAAACGCTTAATGATTCTGATCCTTTGATTCCAGCTGATTGAATAAAAAACAATGCATCAGCTAATTCTTTTGCTGGAGTAGCTGTTTCTACAGCCATTTTTTTAACAGAAACTCCCAATTTATTAACTTCTTCAGCACTTGTTCCTACTAAAGTGGTTATTTTAGTCATTGATTGTTCAAAATCAATAGCTAATTTTGCTCCTGCTATTCCAATAGCAGCAAACGGAAGCGTAAAACTCATAGAAATCGATCTTCCAATAGTTTTCATTTTAGCTCCAAAAGCAGCAACTCTTTTAGATGCTCTATTTAAACCTCTAAATAAAGGTTTTGTAACTGCGGTAATTACAACATTTAATGAAGCTAAAGCTTTTTTCGGCATTTTTTTATTTTTTTAATTCTTCTTGAATCATATCATCAAATTCTGATTCTTTAATAATTTTTTCAACATCAAATCTTTTACTTTGTTTCTCAACTTCCCACGGAAAAGTTGTTATTTTATTAGGAGATATATTTTTCTTTAAATGGGGATTTATAATTACACACGCAATCCATCTAGCTCGTTCCCATTCTGCCTGCTCATTTAATTGGTAAAGTTTTGATTTACCAATTTGAGCATTTAAAAAATTTTTCGGATTCATATTATATATTTCATCAATATTTAATCCTAATTCTCCAAAAGCAATTTGCTCAATATGATCAAAAGTTAAACCAGTTATTTCAGAATCTTCTTTACTGGTGTTGTCACTTTTTTTTTGTTAGGAGTTTCTATATTTTGCCCCATTTGATCTCCAAATATTGTTAAAGCTTTAGAAAGACCTTCCATATCTACATCTAACATATCGCCTAATTCATCTATACTTAAATTAAATTCCTGGTCTGATTTTCTGCATCCTTCTTCAATACCTATTAAAACTAATTGCAGTGCTTGATCTAAAGTCATATCTTGACCTAAAGTCATTAATTTATTTAATGATGTGCCTGTTTTTCCACAATATTTTCTTAGTCCGTTAAAGCCAAAAAATATTGGGAATTTTTTATTTGCTATTTCTACTATTTCGTAATTCATTTTATTTTCTTAAAGGTTATTAAAAAAGTGTTCATCTTGGCCAGCCCTTTAAGAAATAAAAAGCCAGCCAAGAATCCCACTATATTATTATACAGTTGCCTGTGTCAATGCTCCAGTACCAGAAAATGAAGCGCTCCAAGTGCTACTATCTTCATTTGGCGCATCCATAGATAAGCTAGTCATAAAAGCTTGTCCGCTCCATTTATAGTCGCCAGTTACTTCAGTAGAAAATTGTATTGTAAATACTGTTCTAGATGCTATGTATGATGAATAAAGTTCATCCATTGTTAAATCTGTAATTGCAGTGCCATCTAAATTTACAAAAATTACCATTCCCTCTACTGATACTTCAAAATCTCTTTGCCCTTCTAGTTGCTCACGCCATCCGCCACTATCTTTCGTAGAAGTGTCTCGAAGATTATGATTAATACTTAATGAAGCAGATGTTGCAAATCCTATTTTAGTACCAGCAGCATAAACTCCAAATTTAGTTCCGTTAATTACTCCATTTGTTGCCATATTATTTTCTTTTTTTAATTAATTATTTTTTTTACTATAGTTTCCAATTCTTTTTTATATTCCTGGGCCTGTTTTTCCTTTTTTCCATTCTCCGCTACCTGATAAACTCATTGAAAATGTACTATTATCTTCATTAGGAGCATCTAAACTTACAGATGTTATATGCCCTTTACCACTCCAATAAGGATTAAATGCTGGATTTCCAGCAAATCCTACTTTTATTTTTACTTTTTGTTGCCTTATTATAAATTTAGAAATTATTTCTAAAATTGCAGCACTTCCAGGAACTGCATTATATAAAGCACCACTATCATTTCTAAAAGCTACCATATTATCACAATCTACGCTCCATTCTCTATTTCCTGCCATTGAAGTAGCCCATCCATTTCCTTCTCTGCAAGTTCCATCTAATGTTTTATGGTCTGTGTTCCAAGATAAATTTGTAGATAAAATAGCAGTTTCTCCGTTAAGAAATAATACCAATTTAGAGCCATTTATTATACCTTTTTCTACGGACATATTTATAAATATAAAACTGCGGCATTATCTGTAGCTTCTGCACTATATGGAGTTATTCCAAATGTAACATTTCCATCCGTATCATTATAAGCTTCAACAGCAAATGGCCCAATCAAACAAGTTTCTCCATTTGGTACAGATTTTGTAGTTGGATTGGTTTTAGTTAAATTACCATATAATACAGATTCTACTGTTGTAGTTTGCACTGTTACGTTAATGTTCTTAGTTACTCCGCTAGTATTTTTAAAATATATAAATTCAGATCCTGTATTATTAAACGTATTACTAGCGCCTAATGTAGTAGATGAAACAATTATTCCAGCTTCTAATATTTGAGTATTACTTAATGCTGCCATTTTTTTCTACTTTTTTAGTTTCTATTTTTATTGGTTTAATTTTTTTGGTTTTTTTTGAATTTAATAATTTTGCAATACCTTCTTCTATTAAAGTATTTGCTAATTCCCAAGTAACATCTATTATTGTACCAATCGGAAATGATTTATAATTTCTATGGTACTCTTTAATGGTTTTAATTTTAGGCATAATTTTTATTTTAATTACTAATATTTATTCTATTTATTCTTAATGTGAAATCTAAATGCTTTATATAAATTCCTTTATCTCCAAAATCATCATCATAATCATCAACACAACTATCATATACACAACTATCTAATGATATATCATTTGTATAAGGAGCATTAACAGCACCCCATTCTCTATCTAAGGCCTGTCTTACTGCTACAGCTGCATTTTCTACTATTATATAAGTATCTGCAAAAACAGATATTTGTACAGTAGTTATATCTAATATACTTCTTTGTTGTATTCTAGGATCAGCTGAAGCACTACTACTATCTCCTTTTGTATTTGTAGGCGTACTACTCACTTCTCTATATACTATATAACCAGCTGGAGTAGGCTGTTCTGCCCTAACTGCAAATATCTTCGAAGATGGTATTATGCTAGTTAAATTTGCATATCCTGCTAATAATGGGTATATAATAGCACCTGATCTCATTATGCATATAATCTTTTTTGGCCTGCTAATTCTCTTTTAATAACTTTTTCTACTATTTGTTTTGCTCCTGTTAATAATATATCTCCTGATTGACTTTGTTTAGATTCCCAGGCTGGTCTCATAAACGGATTTGGACTAGAATGTACTGTTCCATATTCTACCATAGCACCATAAAAACCCCCTCCTCTATTTTTATTTTTTGTTGAAGATCCCCCAGTTGCTTTTGGCCCTACATATAATGCTGGTAATCTTCTAGAAGCTCTTGTACTAAAAGCTTTTATACTTCTTTTTAAAATGCCTTTATCATTTTTAATATTAGATCTAGCAGCTTGAATAATTGGTTTTGCAGCTGCTCTAAAAACTGCCATAAAAAATTTATCTTTTTTTACCGAATAAGGTATTTGTCGCATTGCTTTTATTAATGCTTTTTGACCTAATACTTTTCCTGCGTGTAGTTCCATTATTCGTTATTGTCTTTTAAAATACCTTCTAATTTAGTCATTTTATGTCTACCATCTATAAATGCAATTTTATTAATGTAATAATATTGAACTTCTCCACTTGATAATGTATGGCAAATTCTCCAATTTGGTTTTATAATGTCTTTATATGTTTCATATCTTATATAAAAATCCACTACTGTTTTACCAGTTTTTTGATCGGCTTCTTCTTTTTCTCCTCCAGTTCTCCATATTAAATACGCCCATACTTTTTCTATTCCAGACAAAGCAACACTCCAGCTTTGATTTTGTACACCACCATAACTATCATTTGTAGTAAATAATGGTTTTTGTACAAGTACAGGAGTATCTAAATTTCCAACAGTTATCATAATGTTTGTATTTTATATGGATTTATTAAATACTGTGCTGTCCTAGGAATTTCTGATACTGTTTTTCCTACTATAACTGATTGCCTGTTTTCGTACATATCTGATACAGTTATTTTTATTGCTTGTATAATTGGATCAGGAATATCAGCTGTAGCACTCCATCCTACTATATAATCAGCACGCCAGGCTTGAAAAATATCATCTGCATCAGGAATAGATACTCCATTATTGACATAAATTCTAGGGGGCTTTATATGTTGTACTAGTTCACAGCTATTTCCAAAGGAAAGCCAGTTTCCTGAATTTTTATATTTTACATCAAAATTTGCATTTTTTATTGGACTTTTAAAAAGTATATTAAGATCATTAAAACTGTTTCCATATTGTATTAAAGAAGATTCTAATAAAAATATATTAGCAAATTCTTCTAATCTTTGTACCGCAGCTTTTTCTAAATCAGCAATATATGCATCATCATCATTAAATGTAATTCTTAAATGAGTTTTTAAATCGGCAGTGCTAACTACCTGTGTATTATGATATGTAACTACTTCTAAATATTTCATTTTATATAGGTATTATTCTATATTATTTCTTAAAGAATAAATGAGAAGAAAAGGAGAAAATTCTCCTAATCTTCAACATTTATAAACAACTATTATGCTTCAACCAATGTTGAGAAAGCACTTCCTGGAGTAGTAGCTGCTCCATCTACTAAAGTTGTAACAATTAGAGAGCCTAATCCCTGTCTTGCTAAACTGTACTGATCAAATAATATATCAATACCACCAAACTGCGCTAGATGCATACGAGTAAAATCGCCAAACATAGCTCTTGCTTTAGTAGTAGCATCATTTCCTACATTTGTGCTTACAAATCCAAAGTAATTATTTAATCTTTTATCTGCTGGATCCCATAATGCAGCTACGCCAGTTGTTTGTAGCATAGATCTAACTGATCCATATGCTGGGCCATTCATAACGTAAGCCATTCTAGATCCATTTAAAGGAATATTAGCTTCTATTACAGCCTGCTCTAAAGCGATAAAATCACTAGCAGCTACAGCACCAGCTGCAGGTGTTGAAGTTCCTGCTCCTACAGCAAAAATTGAAGAAGGGCCAGCTCCAGCATTAGCAACAGCTAATAAATTTGATTCCCAAGTAGCAGCAATAGATTGTGCCATATTTCTTCTTATAGCATTTTCTAAGCCTGCATTTTGTGTCATTGCTTCTACTGACATATCTACAACAGATATTAATTTGTTAGGCGTTAAGCTCATAGAAGTTGTTGATCCAGCACTAGCTACATCAGCTCCTGGATCTTCAGCTACAAAAGTAGATGTAATACCCTGAACGATTGGGAATTTTGCATCTGCTACTCCTGTGTAAAGATTTGCTCCAGCTGAAGTTAATACTAAATTAGCATCGAGCTGATCAGTAAAAGCTTGTACTTCTAACGGAGAAGATGCAGCTGTAGTAACAGCTGCCCTAGTTAAAACAGAAGCTGGAATAGCAATACCTCTGTAATTTTGCCCTGTATATTTTGCCTCATTTCTAGCTTCCTGATCCATTTCCTTAACCAATCCGTGTAATTCTCCAGTTTTAGCTTGTGCAATTGCATCCTGAAAAGAATAATCTCTCATTTCTTTTTCTACATTATTAGATACTGGAGTACCTACAGATGCAGCTGCATTTCTTAATTCTTTTTCTATTTTTTCAGCTCTTTCTATTTTTACATCTAAATCTTCAATAGATTTTAATGCATTATCTACTTCAATAGATTCAGCTTCGTTTAAGTTTCTAGATTCTCCTTCAGCTGTATTTTTTATGCTTTCTAGAGTATCTACTAAACCTGAACGAGTTTCTTTTAATTCAAGTGAATTTGTCATTTTTTTACTTTTTTAATTTTATTAAATTTATTTTTAATTCTAACGTTTTCAATTCATTTACTTCTTTTGCTATATTGTTATTTTCTTTGTGTTTTTCTAATGATCTTTTTGCTAATGTTAAATTATCTGCTTCATTATATGCGGGCAGCGAAACTGGAGACACATCCCAAAGCCGATCAATAGTATGTATTTTTCTTAAATCAGTACCATCTTCCATACGTTCCCAAGTATCGCCATTAGCTGGCAAAGTAAAGGCAAAGCTGCTCTGTGTAATATTGCCATTTCTTAAATTTTCTTTTAGATCCTGGCCTACTGTAGTTTTAGGAATATCAAGTTCATAGCGCAAACCTTTTTCATCTACTGATAATCTTAAAGTACCAGCACTTACTCTGCCGAGTAAAAAATTAGGATCGTGATTAAAATATGCTCTTGTATCATCAGTTAATACATTATCAAAAGCTCCTGGCATAATCATTTCTTTAAAATTGCCTAAATCTTCGCTTAATGAATTAAATACAGCCGCATGGCCCACTATAACATCATTATCTTCTGTACTATCTATTCTAGTTTCTACATTATAAAATCTTTTTTCGTGCTTTACATTGTTAGATCTAGAATATGTATCAGGCTGATCTTCTTCTAATTCTTCATCTTCTTCTTCATCTACTTCATCTTCAATATCGTGGCCTGGAATATGATCTCTATTTTTTCCGCAATCGCATTCTTTTCTTAAATTATCCTCAATAATTTCTTCTTCATTTTCAGTATCAATTTGTACGCCTTCCCAATCCTCACTTTTACCGAAAACAATTGTAACATTATCTTCATCTTCAATAACTCTTTTAATGTGTCTTTCATTTATATTTTTCATAGTTTTTACTTCTATTATTTTAATATTTTCATCTTCTTCTATTTCTTCAAATCTTTCAAAATAATTATTTATATAAGATTTCCACTCTTTAGGCCTTTCATTTTCTGCTACTTTTAAGCAATCATCTATACTTCTTTTTATATATATTATGTCTGCATTTAATTCTTCAGCTAATTTATTTCTCACTTCTTTATAAGGGCTACTATTAATTATCCAAACTCTTAATTCTTTTTCATTTTTTACTTCTTCATAAAATTTTAATCTCATTGCAAAAACATATTTTCTAACATTTTCCAAATGTATATGAGAATTTTCCCCAGTTAAAGCAGTATGTATTTTGTCAAAATCCCATACTATATCTCCTTTTCTTTTATTTTGTGCTACATAAGTATTTTTACCAGAACAAGGAGATCCTGATACTATTTTAATATTTCTATTATAGTTTTCATTATCTGCTTCAGCTTCAGCTTCAGAATTATATTTACATTCTCCTGATTCCCCCCATTTATATTTTCCGTTTTCGCATCTAATTGCTGGCATTTGTATTGTCTTTTAAAGTTCCACCATCTATAATATCATTAAGAGTAGCCATATTAAGTTGCATAAAATGATTTGATCCACCATCTATTGTAGGCATTTCTTCTAATTGTCTTATTTCATCAATACTGATAGCTCCTATATTTAGCATTGTTCTATAATATTCTGATCTATCTTTAGGAGTTCCTCTTAATAAAGCATTGACTACAAACTTAGTAGATATTTTGCCTTCTTCATTTTTTCTAAATAACTTGCAATTCATTTCAGATTCCATCATAACTAAATATGGCATTAATGAAAATTTTACAAAATTTAAACCTTCCTCTGCTATATTGTTAAAGCTTGATTTTGTTAGATCTCTTAATAAATGATTTGGCACATTGTAGAGCCTACTAATTTCAGCTATGCTGAACTCCCTGCTCTGTAGCATCTGGCTGGCCTCATTTGATAAGCTTATCTGATTAAATTTTAATCCTTCTTCTAATACCATAGTTTTATTAGCATCCTGGATATTAGAATAGTTTTCTTTAAATGATACTCTTAGCCTGTTTATAGCTTCATCTGATAGCTGTCTATCTGTAGAAAGTACTCCAGAAACTTTTGCGCCATTGCTAAAAAATGAAGATGAATAAGTTTGTAAAGCTAACCCATATCCTATTGCATTAGCACCTACATCAATAGGGCTTATTCCTACTAGCCCATCCTGGCTCATTATTTTAAAATGTAATATGTCATAATTATCTACTATGCCGCCTTCATCTAATTCATAATATATTATACCATCATTTTCTACTAGTTTAACTTTATGTACATCTAATGGTAATAATTCTACTGGTCTAGCACCTCCATTTCTTTTTATATATACAAAACTATTTCCTCTAGTTAATAAATCCATCATACACTTTTGAATAAAAGTATATGTAGTCATTATATCGTTAGGCTTTCTGTGTATTAAATTATAAAGTTGATGATCCTGGGCCTTAATTTTATTGCCATTCTTATCTGTTTGATATATGGTTAATGGTAGCTGTGCTACTGATTCGGATAATATTCGTATAGCGGCCCATACTGCGGTAAAATTCATAGCAGATGAATCTGATACGACCATACCTCCAGTGGCTTGACTTCTAAAAGAAGTCATTGCAGATAAAAAATTATTATTTCTATATATTTTGTTTCCTGTAAAAATTCCTTTGATCGTGTCTAGTAATCCCATTTAAATAAATTGCCTGTAATTAACAGACAATAATAGTAAAATACTATAATACTGCTATGAAACTTTGTTTCTATTTTTTCTGTTTTTAGTAACTCGAAAAGAATCATAAGATGCATATCTTCTTTTTCCAAAATTAGATTCATATTCTAGCTCTGTTAATTCATATGCATCTTCGTAGGTATTAGATAATTTACAGTTTTTATGAAATCTTTTTTCAAATCCTGAAGGGCTAAGTAGTGCTAAAATTTCTATTTGTATTTTCATAAATTTAATTAACTGGGAAGGGTAAAAAACATTTAATATCTGATTATTTGTGGCAATACGCCTACCCCTCCCAGTTTTTTTTTTAAAAAGTTAATATTCCTCTATCATTATATATAGAATCTGCTTCGTGTTCATCAGTCATCATTTCACCTATAGCCATAACCAGGGCCACCATCCCATCTACTTTTTCCGAGCTTTTTTGCTTGTTTATTTTAATATTTCCTGCGCTGTCGGTTTGAAGCATAACGTTTTCGCATTGCCATCTTAATACTGGATTTTTTAAATGGTTTATTTCTCTTTTTAAAACCATTTTTTCTAGTTCCTTAGAAGGCGCTGATTGTGAACGATACCCCTGGCCAAATTGGCTCATAGGAATACCATCTTCCTGGCTTAGTTGTAGAATAAGCTGGCTACTATTCCAGCGATCAAAAGCTATGCTTTGTAAATTATAATCTTTTACTATGTTATTAATATCTTTTCTAATGTATTGATAATCCTGTACATCCCCAGGAGTAGCTTTAATATAGCCATCCCTAATCCATTCATCATATGGAATTTTATATTTTCTACCTCTTAGATTTGCAGATTCTTCTGGACAATAAAAATAAACCAGTACAATATCTTTTTGATCATCCATAGGAAAATATAAACATAAACTACTAAGATCCTGTGTGCTGGCTAGATCAAGCCCCCCCCAGCAACGCCTTCCTTTCAAAATTTCCAAATCTATTTCTTCATAATTTTCCATCCATACACTATCAGAAATCCATTTAGTAAGTGCTGTAGTGGGTATATTTAAATGAAGCCTTTTAAACGTATTTTCATAGGCAGGTAATTCAGATGCTCTTTTTGATTCTGCTTTTAAATATTCTAAAGATATTGATATACCCATATTAGGATTAGCTTTTTTCCAAGTGCTAGGATCTTGAATGGGATCTGTATCTCCAGCCGCATATATTACTGACAAATGAGCTTCATCTTTAATTAATCCTGCTTTTACTTTAGTACTATATTCGTGAATTTGCCACCAAATATTGCCATCTGTTTTGGAAGATCCAGCTGTTGTCATTGTAAACATCAAAGGCTGAGTACGAGATCCCATTCCAGTTTGCATAGTTTCGAAAAGTTCAGGCGATTTTTGCGTGTGTAATTCATCGAATAATACTGCTTGGGGATTGTGTCCGTGCTGTAATTTAGCATCTGAAGAAAGCACTCTATATGTATTACCCTTATGAGGAAATGTAATTGAGTTTCTAAATACTTTAGCTTTAGAGCTTAATAAAGGATCCATTTGTATCATACGTTTAGCTAGATCAAAAATTATGCTAGCCTGGTTTTTATCGCCTGCACAGCTAAATACTTCTGATCCTAATTCTGAATCAGCAAACAACATATATAAAGCCACCATAGCCCCTATAGTACTCTTGCCATTTTTACGAGCTATGCAACAATAAACAGATCTATATCTTCTATAATCTGTTTCTTTATGTTTCCATCCAAATATGGGCCTAATTAAATCTTCTTTTTGCCATTCTTCTAACTTAATTAATTGGCCAGCAAGCTGTCCTTTGCAATGCCTTAAATGGGATTCCATAAATGCCACAGCCCTATCTGCAGCTGATTCATCAAAATAATATTTTTTATTCAAAGAAGTTGTACTCATTATTATTTTGTATTAATGTTGGCTGGTTTATAGAAGTTCTAGCTGATGGAGTAAATCCAAAACTAGAAGCAATTTTTAAAGCTCTATCTAATGCATCATTAGCTATCTTTTGATAAGGAGAAGATTGTGCATATTTAACAGTACCATCTTGATTTTTAAACTCCTGAATCCTGCCATTTTCTCTTAAATATATTTCTGTTTCTATGTGTAAAGAAATAGAATTAGCATAGGCTTCTAAGATTTTTAAGTCAATCTTATGAAGCATTTTTTTATTATATAATTCAATGCAGACTTTTTGCCATTCTTCTCTACCAATAACAGAAAGCCAGGATGGAGCTGGAGGGATTTTAGTAACTAATGATACTGTCATTTCATTATCTAACACCCTTTCCGATTTTAAAGTACCCTGCAATTCCTTTATTTTTGTAGGAAGTTTTTTTCTTCCCCTACCCATCTTATTCTTTTTCTACTTCACTTATAGTACCATCTTCTATATTTATAGATACAACTCCATATTTATCTTCTAGTACTTTTTTAAAATCATTTACTTCTTTTTGTAATCCATCAACTTGAATCATAATAATACTTTTTTGTACTTCAAAATTTCCTATTTGTAAAGTTAAATCGTTTAATTTTTTTACATATTCCTGTAAAGATTCTAGTTCTTTTTTATTCAATTTATTTGATTTGCTCATTTTATTTAATTTAAATTAATTTTTAAGTGAAGGCTCTGTTCTAATTAGATAAGGAATGCCGAAATCCTTTTCTAGTTCTTGCATATATTGTCCGCAAATACACTTCGCCTGCCTTACTCGTACTTTATTATCTATTATTTCCAGGGTAGCTTTTTGCAAAACTTTTGTTTTGTTGCATTTTTTACATATAAATTTTAACATTTTCCTTGTTGATTGTATGGTTTAACATATTGTTTTCCTCCTTTTGTCCTGGATTTATTCTTTGAATGAATCCCCTTTCTTTTTTTTTGTTTAATTTTTCTAAATATAAATAAATTATTTTTAGCCATATTAATTTTAGTTAAATTCGTTAGGCATCATTAATCTAATTCCTAGATCTGTTAAAGCCCATATGCGTATCTGATCTGCATAAATTTCAAAAGCCTTTGTATTTAAATCAGTAGAAGATTTAATTTTATTAATGCCTATTTTTTTTTTATTAATTACTAGCATTTCCCATTCAGATAAAAATTTAGATCTTAAAATATCGTGCATTTCATTTGGGAAATAGCCTAAACTATTAGCTAGTTCTTGTACTATACATTTCCAATAATACCTATTTTGATTGTTTGATCTAATTTTTCGTTTCTTTTTTACTTCTACAAAATAATTATTTTCTAAATTTTTTAAATAATTAAAAAGCATTTTTTTATCAGAGTTATCTAAAATTAAAAACTTCATATCTAGTAACTATATATATTGTTTAATCTACTTTTATAGCTATACCCCCTTAATATAATTATGGGGATATCTATATTGTAT